GGGCGGCGGCACGCTTGCCAGTTTCATGGACGAGCTGGAGCCGGAGCTGAAGCGCCTCGGCTGGTGGGGGCGGAGCATGGAGCGCGACCCATTGACCGGCGCGCTGAAGAATGTCCAGCTCGGCTCGCCGCGCCGGTTGCGGGTGATCTTCGACGCCAACATGCGCGCCGCCCACGCCGCCGGGAAATGGGCGCGCATCGAGCGGGTGAAGGACGCCTTTCCGTTCCTGCGCTATGTCCAGGTCCAGCGCGACACCAAGCGCGAAGAGCACGTGCGCTATCATGATCTGATCCGCCCCGTCGACGATCCGGTATGGGAGCGCATCTACCCGCCCAATGGCTGGCGCTGCGGCTGCACCGTCCAGCAACTGAGCCAGGCGATGATGGACCGGCGCGGCATGAGCGTGACCGAGGATTTCACGCTGGAGGAGCGCGGTGTGCTCAACAAGCGCACCGGGCAGATCGAGCCCACGGCGCTCGGGGTCGATCCCGCCTGGGACGGCAATCCCGGCAAGGCGTGGCTCGATCTGGGCGGGCGGCACGGGCCGATATCTGGCGGGCTGCCCTCCGAGGCGGCGGCGACCGAGCTTGGCTTTGCCGCCCGCGCGCGCCTTCTGGGGATGACCGGCGGGCGCGGTCATCTGGGTGCCCTCGATCTTGTGACGGGGGATGAGATCGACTGGACCATCGGAGCGGGGGACCGGGCCGGGATCAGCAGTGCGATGCGCGCAGCCCTTGCTGCGGCCCCGGAGAATGTCGGTCTCGTGCGCAACCTTTCAGGTGCGCCTGCCCTCGGAGCCGATGATATCGGCGATCTTCTCGCCACGCGCGCAGGATCTCTGCTCGGCGTGACGGTGGACGGGACGCTCGCGCGCGCCGTCCCGGTTCGCGACACGACCCTTTCGCTCGCGGCGCTGGACGCGCTGGCGAACCGCGCGCAAGACCTCGCCCTGGGCCTTGCGAGCGGGGAGGAGGCAGAGCTGATCGCGCGCCTCGCCCTGACCCGCGCGCTTCGGCGGTCGGGGGCGGTGGTGGTGTCAGAGCGTCTCAGCCCCGCTGCGGCGCAGGTCAGGGCGCGGCTGGAGGCCAGCGTCGCGCTGATCGCCGGGCTGCTCTCGGATGGTATCTGAGGGCGATTTTGGCCGATCGGGCGGCGCGACCGCACCTCTGACTGTCCCCCTCGGATGAAATGCGCCCGGAGAGCGCCGTTAAATACCCTTTCAATACCCCCCTCGGGCCTTTCGCAACCCAACCCCCGCGCGGGCCGGAACCGCACTCAGCGGGCCGCTCAGCGGCTCGGGCCGATGGAGGCTTGCCCGGAGCCGGTGGCCGGGGATAGAGTGGTGATGTCATTCCAGGCCCCGCGCCCACATGTCAGGTGAAGCCCTTCATCTGACATGGCCCCGGTTCAGGCCCTAATGTCGGGCCATGACACAGCCGCTTCACATCTTCCGCGCCGGTCGCCACACCGCCATGTCGGGCCAGAACCTCGAGTTCTCCGAGGCGCAGGTGAGGGCCATCGCCGCCGCCTATGACCCGGCCCTGCACGAGGCCCCGATCGTCATCGGCCACCCGCGCGCCGACGCCCCGGCCTATGGCTGGGTGAAGTCCCTGCGCGCCGAGGGGGCCGGGCTTTTCGCCGAGCCCGATCAGGTCGAGCCTGCCTTCGCCGAGATGGTGAGCGCGGGGCGCTTCAAGAAGATCAGCGCCAGCTTCTACCCCCCGAAGGCGGCGGCGAACCCGGCACCGGGCAGCTACTATCTCAAGCATGTCGGCTTTCTGGGTGCCCAGCCCCCGGCGATCAAGGGGCTGAAGCCCGCCGAGTTCGCCGAGGACGGCGAGGCCGTGACGCTGGAGCTTGATTTCTCGGAGGCAGAGATCGCGGGACTTGCCTCGGCCGGGTTCGGCGGGCTGCGCCGCGTGATCGCCTCGTTGCGTGACTGGCTGCTCGCCTCGCAGGGGCAGGAGGTGGCCGACCGGATCGTGCCCGCCCATGAGTTGGAGAACATCCGCACCACCGAGGAATTCATGCGCAGCCAGACCGCGCGGGCTGGCGGGGAGACCCCCGTGCCCGGCTTTGCCGAGACCGACCTCTCGCGCCGCCTGAATGCCCGGCTCGACGAGCGGGCCGAGGACGGCGCCGAGCGCGCGGCCCTGATCGACCGGATGGCCGATGCGGCAGGGATCGAGCGCGGCACCGTCCTGCAAATCCTGCGCGGCGAGATCGCCACGCCCCCCGAAGAGCGGCTGCGCGGTTTCGCGCGGGTGCTTGGCCTCAAGGCCGATGATCTGATCGACCTCGTCGATCTGGCAGACCCCACAGAAGGAGAGAGTGACATGTCCGGTACGGACAAACAGACCCCAGAGGAACGGCTGGCCGCGCTGGAGGCGCGCGAGGCCGGGATCGCGGCGAAGGAGGCGGCTTTTGCCGAGGCCCGCGCCGCGGCGCGCCGCGCCGAGGATGCGGCGCTGCTTGATGCGCTGGCCAAGGATGGCCGGATCGCGCCGGGGCTCAAGCCCGAGATGGCGGCCTTCATGGAGGCGCTCGACGCCGAAGCCGAGGTATCCTTTGCCGAGGGAAAGGCCACCAGCCCGCGCGCCTGGTTCCGCGACCTGCTGCTCAAGCAGACCAAACCGCTGATCGATTTCAGCGAGCGCGCGGGCGGCGACACCGTCCCGCAGATCAAGACCCACAGCGACATCACCGCCGCCGCGAACCTGCTCGTCAAGCAGGCCGAGGAAGAGGGCCGCGCGCTCAGCTTCGCGGAAGCGGTGCGCGAGATCGCAGACAGGATGGAGAGCGACAATGCCTAACCCCGGACCGTTCATCAAATCCTACCGCGCCGAAGTGGCCATCACGGGCCGCAGCGTGGTCAAGTTCGGAGCGTCGGGTGGCGTCGTGCCATCTGTCGCGGCCACCGACCGCGCCATCGGCATCACCGATCAGCTCGACGCGGCCCCCGGCGACATGGTCGATGTGATCATGTCCGGCTCGGCCGAGCTCAAGCTTTCCGGTGCGGTCGCGGCAGGCCAGTCGGTGCGCGGCGGCGCGGGCGGCGCGGGTGTCGCGGCCGCCAGTGGCGCGGGCAACGTGGCCGTGGGCTTCGCGCTTTCGGGTGGCGTGGCCGATGACATCATCGACGTGGCCATCGCCCGTCATTCCGTGACCTGATCTGCAAGGAGCCGATCCATGAGCACTCCGAGACCCTTTCCCGTTGACGCGGCGATGACCGCGATCGCCGTCAACTACCGCAACCCCGATGTGAGCTTCATCGCCGACGGGCTGATGCCCCTTGTCGGCGTGGTCAGCCCGCGTTTCAAGTGGACGTATTTCCCGCCCGAGCAGTTCTTCACCGTCCCCGACACGCTCATCGGGCGCAAGGGCATCCCGCAGGAGATGGAATTCGGCGGCGAGGAGCGGGATGCCTCGGTCAACGATTACGCCCTCGATGTCACCATTCCGCTCACCGACATCACTGACGCCGCCGCCGGGCGGGCCAACGGCACCTCCAATATCGACCCCGAGGCGCTGGCGGTGCAGGGCATGGCCCACGCCATGCAGATCGACCGCGAAAAGCGGGTCGCGGCGATGGTGCAGGATGCGGCGAATTACGACGCGGCCAACGTGGTTCCGTTGGCGGGCGCGGGCAAGTTCAGCGATCCCGCCTCTGATCCCATCGGCGTTATCACGGAGGCGCTCAACAGCAGCTTCACGGGCCGCTTCAACGTCATGGCCACCAACCGGCGGACGCTTTCGGCGCTGGCCACCCACCCCCAGATTGTCAAGGCCACCAACCGCAACAGCGGGGATGCAGGCATCGCCACGCGGCAAGCCATCGCTGATCTGTTCGAGTTGAACGAAATCCTCGTCGGCGAGAGTTTCGTCAACACTGCGCGCAAGGGACAGACCGCCGCGATCCAGCCCGTGTGGGGCAACAACATCGCGCTGTTGCACCGCGACACGCAGGCCGGGCCGGACAGCCCGTTCCCGGCATGGGGCTGGACGGCGCAATTCGGCACCCGCGTGGCGAGCCGATGGCAAGTCCGCGAGAACGGCATCGAGGGCGCGATGCGGCTGCGCGTCGGCTGGCGTGTGCGCGAGGTCGTCTCGGCCCCGTCCGCCGGTTACCTGATCCAGAACGCGATTTGAGGGGCACATCATGAGCTATCGCATCCTGCGCACGGTGATCGCCGCCGCCCGGCTGGAGGCCGGGACCGAGGCCCGCGCCGAAGATATCGGCACGCCCGAGGATATCGCCCGGCTGATCGAGCTGGGCGCGATCGAGGAGGCGGGCGATGACGCGCCTGCGCCCTCCGACCCTGCGCCCGCCGATCCGGGCAAGATCGACGCCGCGCTGCGCGTGGCCCTGATCGGGGCGATAGGTGCCCTGCCCGAGGACGCTTTTGACGCGGGCGGCAAGCCAAAGGTCAAGGCGCTGGAGGCGGCGCTGCCCGAGCACAAGGACCGGATCACCGCCGCGCTGCGCGACGCGGTCTGGGACGAGATGAAGGCCGTCGCCGACGAGGCGGGCGGACATCAAGGGGGTGCCGCCGATCAGGCGTGACAGCCGGAAGAGACCGGCCCCCAATTCAAAAAAGGAAAAGCCCCATGTCCGACACGATCCCGAGCACCGATGACGCCCGCGTGACCAACAGCCCCGTCCGCCACGCCTACCGCGTGCTGAGCGAGGCCGAGAAGGCGCGCGTGGAGGCGATCAAGGATCTGGGGCAGGCCTTTCTCGATGAGCTTGCCCCGCATCAGGGACGCGAGTTCGCGCTCGCGCGCACCAAGATCGAGGAAGCGGTAATGTGGGCCGTCAAGGGGATCACCGCCTGATGCCTTATCTCGTGCCTCAGGACATGATCGAGCGGTTCGGCGAGGCGCGGCTGGCGGAGCTGACCACGCGCGACGGCATGGTCACCGGCATCGACGGCGCGGCGCTGCAAACCGCGATCGACGACGCGATCTCGGAAGTCGAAAGCTACGTCTCGGGGCTTTACGATGTCACGAACCCGCCGCGCGTGCTGACCGTCCATGCCGCCGCCATCGCCTGGTATCGCCTTCTGGGCGACCGCGCGCCGGTGGTCGAGGGCGCGAAGGCCAATCACGATCACGCGCTCGCCTTTCTCAAACGCGCCCGCGCGGGCGAGGTGTCGCTGGGCGATGAGACCCCCGCCGACACGGCCCCGGGCCAGTCGAGCGCGCCGCGTGTCGCTGCGCCGGAGGCCACCTTCACCCGCGACAGTCTGAAGGGGTTCTGAGATGGTCACGATGACGCTCACGCTCGACGATGCCCGGCTCGACGCGGCACTCGGCGAGGCGCTGCGCCTGGCGGGTGACATGACGCCGCTGATGGACCAGATCGGCACG